AAGTAACACGCAGGAATGCTAAGTTGCCTGCTGGTTTGCGTCATAGAGTATAGCACTAAGTAACATTGACCCAACGGGAGTAGGGGTCATTAAATATACTCCTCCCAGCACACATTTCACTTCAACTTTCTTTTTTTATTATGTCTAAGTCTGTGATTCTTTCTCTATTGGCACAAGGTAACACTGGCACTGAAATCTTGGGTATTCTGGATACATTAATTGCCGATATTGAACAGGAGAATATTGATGACGTTGCTGAATACTATGCAGCATTGTAGTTAGTAACTGAGTGCCCTCTAGTTAACTCTGGGGGGCACTTAAGTTAGTTACGTTGATCAATGAAAGTAGTAAGGTTTAATAAGGGGGGACGTGTAAAGTGTCCCTATAGTGTAACCACCAAACCAACTCAACTTTCCTCCCATGCGTAAGATCGAATCCGCAATGATTGAAGCAATTGAGAATCAACTCAATTGGCAGGTTGCTAACACTCAAGTGATCAACTCTGAATTGGCAAGTGATGGAACTGTTGTGAGTGTAGTTAAACTTCACGGGCACAAGATTGCCGTGATCGGTGACAATTTCATTCAACTATTTGATGGTGGTTGGCAGACTGCTACCACTAAAAGTAGGTTGAATGCAATACTCAAAGGGTTCGGAGTTGCTGGTGAAAGTGTATTTCAAAAAGCAGGAGAATGGTTTCTTCGTAGACAAGTAGACTTCAAAGTTGATTTTGAAGTTGTTAAGTTTACCAGTGGAATGGTGATCTAAAGTAACACTCACTCAGTGCCCCGTGATTGACACTCTGGGGCACTTATGTTAGACTTGTGAGTGTCAGTGAAACGGCAGTGTTTTGCGGGTTCGTTGTTATCGTTGCGGGGGGCGATGCGTATATAAAAACCCAAACTACCCTAACCTACAGAGGTGACAAAACGAGACCTCTATCTCACACTTATAAAAAAATTCCCAGTGAAAAAAATCTTCCCTCAGAAGTCTTACACACAAATAAAAACTCCATACTGGAATTTCTATAGAGTTGTACTTGCAGGATGGATGATAAGATATCCAAAACCTTTTTTTGTCTTTTTAGGATTTTGTATTGTGCTTATATATAATGCGGTCACAAGATAATTCAAGATAAAAAAATTTCCGGTAAAAATTTTATGACTCAAATCGAAAAAATATATCACATATATGCAGGGGATAGATGTTTATTTCATTCTATCAAAGAAGAAGAATTTAATACAACCTGGTCAACACTTAAGATTATGGTCGGTCTGATGAAAACAGACTATACTATAGAAGACTTGTCGTATGAAGAACTTACCTTCAATAAAGATCTGGCACTTCATTCTTCTCATTGACAATTTAAAGGTAAAAGACTAAAATAAAAAATGAAAATGGATTGATTCACTTATGGCAAAAGGATTTACAGTCAAAGCAAATGCACCAAAACCAAAGGAACAAGAATGGGATATTGATGCAATTAAAGAAAGAATGCGTGGAAAGTCAATTGTATTTTGTCTTCCTGGTCGTGGGTGTTCTTTTATTTTTCTCAAGGCATTTGTACAACTCTGTTTTGATCTCGTACAAAATGGAATGAGTATTCAAATTTCTCAAGACTACTCATCAATGGTAAACTTTGCACGTTGTAAATGCCTAGGTGCAAATGTATTACGTGGACCAAAACAAATTCCCTGGGATGGAAAACTTCAATATGATTATCAACTTTGGATTGATAGTGATATTGTTTTTGATTCTACCAAGTTCTGGCAATTGTGCGATATGGCACTGCCCGCAGAAGGAGACGAAAAGGAAATCGTTGGTGGTTGGTATGCCACAGAGGATGGTGTCACAACTTCTGTGGCACACTGGTTAGAGGAGGATGATTTCCGCAGAAATGGTGGTGTGATGAATCACGAAACTGTGGAGAGTATCTCAAAAAGGCGTAAGCCATTCACAGTGGATTACACTGGTTTTGGTTGGGTACTGATTAAGAAAGGAGTTTTTGAAAATCTTGAATATCCTTGGTTTGCTCCCAAGATGCAAGTCTTTGAATCTGGTGCAGTACAAGACATGTGTGGTGAGGATGTCTCATTCTGTCTCGATGCAAAAGAAGCAGGATTTGAAATCTGGTGTGATCCGCGCATTCGTGTCGGACATGAAAAAACTCGTGTGATCTGATGAAAGAAAAACTTTATAATTTACTTTATAAAGGACGTATCATACACAAAAATCTCACTGCAGAGGACTGTGGTGAGATTCTTCAAGACCTCTCCGAACAATTTTATGCAGGAGAAGATATTGACCCAGAACTTATTGAACTTGAGGAGGTTTAAATGGCAGCAAATAAAAAATCACTGAGTGTCTCAGATGGTATTGAATCCCATTCCAAAAATACTCGACAGGGTTATGGAAGAAATACAAAGTACTCTGCAACCAGCAGAAATAAACCTCGTAAACCACGTAGAGGGCAAGGTAAGTAAAGAATATTTCTCAAGGCATTTGAAGAGTCTTCAAGTGTCTTTTTAATTCTTATAACTAATTAAGACTCTTATTTGCCTTATGATCTGGGTGGCGCCTCGCTTCTCGCTTGAAGGGAACTTGAAGAGAATAAAAAAAGAAATCTGTAAATGTCTTACCTAAATCACAATCTCCCAACAATCACTTGTTATATTCGTAACGAATTTCTCTATAATCATAAAAAAGGACATGGAGAGGTAACTTTATGCGACGTACACTCCGTAGCATCCTTAGAGAAGCACGTACCCCTCTTTGAGGCATTTCTAGAGAACGGAGTCAACTGGACAAGAAGACCAATTCATGCATTTTGTTGGAAACCAGATGCACAAGTTCCAAAATTAGAGGAATGTATGTGGTGGGATTGCTTTTCTCCTTATGTTGATGTTCAAGTACGTTCAAGACTTGCTAACTTACGTGCCGAACTTATCAACTATAAGGCGAAAAAGAATGAAGGAACTTATTTGTTTACTCTTGATTGGTCCTGGGAATCAAAATCTACTTTAAATACAAACTTTAGTGAGACACCAGAACATAAATGTGCTCATTTCTTTAAAATGGATAATGGAAACTTCTATGCATATCCAAATAACAAGATTTTATGGTACGATGATGCTTGGATACGCAATAGAATTGCCAAAAATCCTGGGTATGAAATCGATATGACTGAATATTCTGTTGAAAATATTCGTAAAATTGAAACATCTGACGATTTTATGTATGAAATCAAAGAAATTCGGGATAGCAACCCCGTAAAAAGTTCTGATTTACCAAATCAGGAGCAAACTCATGACCAAAAAGGTGGATAAGGACTCAGATTATATGAGAGACCAATGGGGAACATCATATCTCTCTAGTGAGTATGGTTGGGAAGAGAAGATAAAAAAGCAAAAGATGCTTCGTGAAATCTCAAATGATGATCTCACACCTAAAAAGCACGATTTTGTAGTTCAAAAAGAACTTCATGAAAAAATTCGAAATGATGATGATTATGATGATTGGGAGTATGGAACAGAACCAATTCCATTAACCGAATTTTAGTGAATAAATAATATAGATTCATAATATTCAATGCCTCTAGAGCGAGTCAGTCAAGGTTTCAAAGACATTAGTATGTCTTTTCAGGTTAATCCCCTGAATCTAGACTTAATTGCTCTGAAAAATGAAACTGCAATTGCTCGTTCAGTTCGTAATATTGTATTTACTCTTCCAGGAGAGAAATTCTTTGATTCAAATTTTGGATCTCGAATTTCAAACTCTCTTTTTGAAAATGTAGATGAAATTTCTGCATCAATCATTCGAGATGAAATACGAAATTCAATCACAAACTATGAACCACGAGTTGAATTGATTGATGTTCAGACAACTCCTGATTATGATAATGCATCATTTGATGTTTTAATTCAATATCGAATTATTGGTGCAGATGTGTTGCCTCAGCAACTTGAATTTGTTTTGCAACCTACTCGGTAATTAGGTAAATGCCACTAGTAAATTTTACAAATCTGGATTTTGACCAGATTAAGACAACTCTTAAAAACTACTTAAAATCTAATTCCAACTTTACGGATTATGACTTTGAGGGATCTAATCTCTCGACAATTCTTGATGTTTTGGCATACAACACTTATATCACTTCATATAATGCAAATATGGTTGCAAATGAAGTTTTTATTGATAGTGCAACACTCAGAGAAAATGTTGTTTCACTTGCAAGAAATATTGGATATGTTCCAAAGTCAAGAAAGGCAGCAACATCAACAGTTAGTTTTTTTGTAGATACTTCGAGCATCACTCCACCTCCAGTATCACTTACATTGCACAAGGGACCAATTGCAAGCACTTCTGGGTCCTTTGGCAATCAATCATTTGTATTTTCAATACTTGAAGATATTACAGTTCCTGTTTTTAATAATATTGCATCATTTGATGAAATTAAAATTTATGAGGGAGTTCTTTTAACCAGCAATTTTACATATAATCCAAGAAATCCAAATCAGAGATATATTCTTCCAAACTCTGGAATTGATACGGATTTGATTTCTGCAATTGTAAGACCAAATGAGACCTCTACGATATCAGTTAAGTACAATCTTCAGAACAGTTTATTTGGTGTAAATTCGGAATCAGAAGTTTATTACATTCAAGAAATTGAAGATGAAAGATATGAATTAATTTTTGGTGATGGTGTTTTTGGAAAAGCACTTGAAGACGGAAATTATATTCAGGTTTCTTATATTGTATCAAATGGTGATAGTGGAAATGGAATCAGTCAATTTACATTTTCAGGAAGACTTTCATATACTCGAAATTCAATTACATATAACATTACTTCGGGTATTTCTTTACTTACAACAGGTCTAATATCTTCAGGTGGAGAATCTATTGAACCAGTAGAATCTATTCGTAAATTTGCACCGAGAATTTATGCATCTCAAAATCGGGCACTTACATCTAATGATTATGAAACTTTAATTCCTGCAAAAATTTATCCAGAGACAGAATCTATCTCTGTTTTTGGTGGAGAGGAATTGATTCCCCCACAGTATGGGAAAGTTTTTATTAGTATTAAACCAAGAACAGGAGATTTTTTACCAAATTTAATTAAGGAAAATATTAAATTAAAATTGAAACAATATGCGGTTGCGGGAATTGTTCCTGAAATTTTGGATCTAAAATATCTTTACTTGGAAGTAATTTCGAATGTATACTATAATTCAAATTTAGCACCAAGTGCATCTAACATATCAAGTATAGTTCAATCAAATGCTCTTAAATATGCAGAATCTACAGAACTTAACAAATATGGTGCTCGATTTAAATATAGTAAATTTTTAAAAATTATTGATGATAGTCACGATTCAGTAACATCAAATATTACAAGAATTCAAATGAGAAGAGACTTACGTGTAGTTTTGAATTCTTTTGCAGAATATTCAATCGGATTTGGAAATCAATTTCATATTAATAGTATGAATGGATATAATATCAAATCTACGGCATTTAGAGTATCTGGAATTTCTGAAGAGGTCTATATATCTGATATTCCAGATACAAATCGAAGTACTGGTTCTATTTTTATGTTTACTATTCCAAATATTTCTTCTACAAATCCAACGATTATAAAAAGAGGTATTGGAAGAATTGATTACATAAAAGGTATTATAACATTAAATCCAATTAATATTACATCTGCAAAAATCAAAGATGGTCAATCAATAATTCAAATTTCTACAACTCCACAATCAAATGACGTGATTGGGTTACAGGATTTATATTTGCAACTAGATATTAATAATAGTATATTTGAAATGGTAATCGATGAGATTTCATCTGGATTAGATCCATCAGCATCAAACTATATCGTAACTTCAAGTTATAACAACGGAAATTTGGTAAGAGTGTAAAATGACAGAAAAAAGAATTCAATTCAGCAACATTGTTAAAAATCAACTTCCAAATTATGTAATAGAAGAATTTCCATTAATTTCTGAATTTTTATCACAATACTATATTTCGCAAGAATTTAAGGGGGCTCCTGCAGATTTAATTCAAAATATTGATAGATATGTAAAAATTGATGAATTAACGAATCAAACAGATTCTACAGTTCTTGGACAAGATATTTCATTTTTTGATACGGATATTATTATAGATCAAACTGGTGTTGGAATAGAAGATTTTCCAGATTCTTATGGTGTTCTGCAAATTGATGATGAAATTATTACATATACAGGAAAAACCTCAAGTTCTTTTACCGGATGTGTTCGAGGATTTGTTGGAATTACTTCTTTTACAAAACAAAATTATCCGGATCAATTAGTTTTCTCAGAAAGTGAGTCTGCAGAACATACATCTGGAGCAGTAATTAAAAACTTAAGTTCTTTATTTTTAAAAGAATTTTTACTTAAAACAAAATATCAGTTATTACCAGGACTTGAAAATAGAACTCTAAGTTCAAATATAAATCAATCTCTTTTTATTAAGCAGGCAAAGGATTTTTATCTGAGTAAGGGAACTGATGAGTCATTTAAAATTCTATTCAATGCATTATATGGTGAAAGTGCTGTTATTATTAGACCAAAAGATTATTTGTTTCGACCATCAGATGCAAATTATCGAGTCACTGACGATTTAGTTGTAGAAAGAATTGAAGGTGATCCATTAAATTTACTAAATGCAACATTATTTCAAGATGAATATCACAATATTTCAAGAGCATATGCACCAATTGCAGATGTTGAAGTTGTAATTTCTGAACTTGGAACTACTTATTACAAATTAAGTTTAGATTCTGGATATAGTCGTGATATTAGAGTCGATGGTGCAATTTATGGAAATTTTGTAGTTCATTCAAAAACACAATTAATTGAATCTGTTTCTACGGGAACTACCACATTATCAGTAGATTCTACAGTTGGGTTCCCACAAAGTGGAGAACTTTCAGTAACTTATAATGATAATACCACGGGAATATTATCATATTCTCATAAATCACTTACTCAATTTTTTGATTGCTTTGGAATATCTGGAATCATTGAAGATAAATCTCAAATTGGAATCAATACTTATGCATATGCAAATGTATCTAACGAATTAATTAAAGTAAGAATTAATTCTGTTATTAAATCTTGTTCAATTAGCAATGATACTCGTTACTATCATGTCGGAGATACTGCACAAATAAGAACACTTGGTGTAGATATTGATAATTATTTGTTTAATAATTGGTTTTTAAATATTGCATCGTCATATGAAATTACTTCAATATCTCTACAAAATACTTTTGATTATACCTACAATATTACAGTTAAAACTCCACATATTTTTAAAATTGGAGATTCTGTTAAAATTATAAATTCGAGTGGATCTGAAAAATTATCTACGATTAGTAATGTCGATTCTTCCACATCATTTTCAATATCTGGGCAGGGAGTTCTTTCAAATGATCAATACATTATAAGAAGAAATTTATTAAAGATAAATTCAAATACTTTTCTAAATTTATCAAATATAAATTCAAATGTTCAAAATTTATACAAATTGGATGAAAAATTACTGATTTCTTCTTCATCTATACCCACATATTATAACCAACCTTTAGATTTATACAACAAATCTGTAACATTTTCTGGAACATTTCCATCTTCTGGAGTTGGATCAACTAATATATTCAACATCACTTCAACAAAAGATCACGGATTTTATACAGGAGATATTGTTTATTATACTCCAGAAAAACAAACATCTATCAATCCAGATACATTAGAAGAAGAAAAAACTGTTATAAGTTCACTCTTTGATGAGGGAATTTATTATGTTAAAAGAATTGATCAAAATAATATACAACTTGCAAATAGTAAAGATAGCATTTATTATTCAAATTTTGAATATGTAAGTGATGCAACATCTGTAAGTAACAATAAAATTGAACTTTATGATTTTAAATCAAAAACTCTTCTTTCACAAAAATTATTAAGAGAAGTATCTACTCCGATAAATGATGGTCAGGTATATCCAACAAACTCAGGATTTACAGGAATTTTAATTAATGGTGTTGAAATATTAAATTATAAATCATCAGATTTAGTTTATTACGGAGCACTTCAAAATATTGATGTAATTGCACCTGGATTTGGATATGATGTCATTACTCCCCCAACTTTGATTATATCTGATGCTGTTGGATATGGAGCTACTGGATACTGTGCAGTAAGAGGATTTTTATCTGAAATTAAAATTATTGATAGTGGATTTGATTATCAAGGCACTCCAAAAATAAACATAACTGGTGGAAATGGTGTTGGTGCGAATGCCAGCGTGAATATGAAACTCATTGATCACGAGTCATCATTTAATTCGGAGAGTCCATCTGCTCTTGTTGGTATAGGAAGCACTGTTTCAACAATTGGATTTGGAACTTATCATAAGTTTAGAAATTCTGAAAGAATCATTTATAAAACAAACGGACAAACTGCAGTCGGAGGTCTCTCAACAGATTCTTCATACTATGTGTCTACAATTTCTCCGTATGTTGTTAAATTACATAAAACTTTAGATGATGCAGTTTCTGGAATTAATACTGTTGTTTTATCTTCTTATGGAGTTGGAAATCATACTCTTCAATCATACAATAAAAAATCTGTAGTTGGATCTATTAACATTATCAATTCTGGAAGTGGATATGAAAACAAAAAAAGAACATCACAACCTTCAGGAATAAGCACAGCATTAAGTATTGTTGAAATTGAAAATCACGATTACAAATCAGGAGAAGTTGTAGTTTATAATGTTGATGGGACTGCTGTGAGTGGTCTTACAACAAACACTTCATATTATGTTACAGTAGTTGATAGTGATAAATTTAGACTGTCTCAAGTGGGTGTAGGATCCACAAATCAAGATTTTTATTACAATACAAAACAATTCGTCAACTTTAATTCTGTTGGATCTGGAACACATATTTTCAATTACCCAGAAATCAGTGTTGAAATCGTTGGAGATGTTGGAATTTCGTCCGTGGGGTCAGAAACCTTTAAATCTATAATTAAACCAATATTTAGAGGACAGATTACTTCTGTTCATCTATCAGATAATGGAATTGGATATGGATCTTCAGAAATTTTAAATTATAATCGTCAACCAAGTATAACATTAGATAGTGGATCAAATGCACAATTAACCCCTATTATTGAAAATGGAAAAATTGTTGACGTTATTATTAACAATTCTGGAGTCAATTATTCTTCTCCTAATATTTCTATTACTGGAAGTGGATCTGGTGCTTCCATAACCCCAATAGTTCAAAATGGTGCAATAACTTCGGTTAAAATTATTAATGGTGGAATTGGATATTCACAAAGATCAACTTTTATTACCATCACACCACCAGGATCTTCTTGCAAATTTGATCCAAAAATACAAACTTGGAGAGTGAATTTATTTGAAAAATATTTTAATAATATTACAGATGATGATGGAATTCTCTCAAAAGGTCTCAATAAAAACTATCAATTAGAATATTCACATTTATATGCTCCAAGAAAATTAAGAGAAGCAGTTTATTCTGTAAATCAGAACGGAAACGTTTTATATGGAAGCCCTGATCTCATTAAAGTTAACAATACAGAACAATTATCAACAAAACATTCTCCGATTATTGGTTGGGCATATGATGGAAATCCTATTTATGGTCCATATGGATACATAACCAAACAAGGAGGAGTAATTTCTCCTATGAAATCTGGATATGAATTAAATTCTTTACAACAAAGACCAAATTTTCCACTTGGATTTTTTGTAGAAGATTATGTATATTCTGAAAAAAGTGATGAAACTGTTCTGGATCATAATAATGGAAGATTTGGTGTTACTCCAGAATTTCCAAATGGAACTTATGCATACTTTACGACTATAAATTATACTTCTTCAGATAATTCTGGACCATTTGTAAATTATAGAAGACCAGTATTTCCATATTTGATTGGAGATGCCTTCAAATCAATTCCAAACGAATTTAATTTTAAAATTGCATCAAATCAAGACGATTTTGATTTAAATCAAACAAATTGGTTAAGATTTACGACTCCGTATAATATTATCAATGGTACTGCATCATATTCATATTTACAAACTCCAAATAATTTAAATCAGACGGTTGATGTTAAGTATACACTTCCTGGTTCAGTTGAAAATATTGGAATCAATAGTGGTGGAGATGGTTATAAGGTAAATAATTCTATTGTATTTGATGAAAGTGGGACAAAAGGATATGGTGCAGCTGCAAAAGTTTCTAGAATAAAAGGAAAATCTGTAACTCTGGTCAGTACTGCAACAAGTACGATTAGTAATGTGGAATTTTTCTCTGGTGAAGAAAAAAATTCATTTACAATATATGCCGAAAATCCTCATAATCTGAACAATAATGATATTGTCAGTGTTTCTGGATTAAACACAACATCAACTTCTCTTCAATTAAGTCCATATACTATTGGAGTTACAACATCAAATATTTTGACACTCAATGTGGGAGTTGGAACTGCTGTTGCAACAGGAATTGTTACTTATTTTTCTGTTACTGGTAATTTAAGTCCAACAAGTATCCGTGAAAATGATATTTTTACAATATCTACAGAAAAAGTAAAAATATTAAATGTAGATCCATTCAATTCTAGAATTAGAGTTCTAAGACAGATTGATAGTACTGTTGGCATTTCTCATACTGCAACAGAAATTTTATATGAAAATCCAAGAAAATTAAAAATTACCTCTGGAATTACAACCTCATATGATTACAAATTAAACCGTCAAATATATTTTAATCCTAAAGACTCCATCGGACTTGGAACGATTGCAGGAGTTGGAATCGGAACAACTATTACAATATCAAATCCTGGGGCAGGAATAACTCAAATTTTTATTCCAACAAAAACAATTTATCTTCCAAATCACAAATTAGAAACTGGAGACATACTGACATATTCTCCAAATATCGGATCTTCAATTGGAGTTTCTACAAATGGAATTTCAACATCAGTTACTCTTACAAACCAATCACAGGTATTTGTTGCAAAAATTTCAGAAGATTTGATTGGTATTTCTACAGTAAGAGTTGGTTTAGGCTCTACAGGAGTTTTTGTTGGAATTGCTTCTACAACAAGAGGTTTGAGTACTCTCTTCTTTACTGGAATTGGAACAGGAATATATCACAGTTTTGAAACAAATTATGACTCAATTATTGGAAATATTTCTAGAAATTTGGTCACAGTTTCTACTTCACAAACACACGGACTAACAGCAGAAGATTTTGTTTATATTTCTGTAAACCCTTCTATCAGCACAACTTTTGCTGTGAAATATAATGATTATAATAGAAGATTGGTTATTAATTCAAAAGATTTTATTTCAACAGGAGTAAATACTTCTACCAGTTCTATTAATATTGTCAATCACGGATTTATTAATGGACAAAAAATTATTCATATCTCAAGTTCTCCATCCGGAGGTCTTCAGAATAATCAAATCTATTATGTAGTAATTGTAGATAATAATACACTTAAACTTTCAAATACTTATTATAGTGCTACAAGTCTGATTCCAGAAATTGTTGGAATCACGAGTGCTTCCAGTGGTACATTATCACCAATTAACCCAGCAATTCAATTATATAAAAATTCTACCATAACATTTGATCTTTCCGATTCCTCTTTATCATATACGGATCAATTCGCATTATATCCAGCATTTGAATTTAAATTTTATAAGGATTCAAATTTTACTGAAGAATTTACTACTTCAAAAACTTCTAATGTCTTTGAAGTTCAAAAAATTGGGACAATTGGTGTAACTACAACCGCAAAGGTAATTTTAAACGTAAATGAAAATACTCCAGAAAAATTATATTATAATCTCATTCCAATATATGATAACAACACTCCACAAATAAAAAGAGAAGTTGTTATTGATACTTTGATTCAGGACCATAATGAATTGCAAATTGAATCCAGCAAATATAATGGAGAACATAAAATTTCTATTGCCACACCAAGTTCTTTTACTTACAATTTGCCAGAATTTCCAGAATCTGTTTCATATGGATCTTCAACATCAGTAATAAGTTATGAAACAACATCTTCTTCGGCATCTGGACCGATTGCAAAATTCGAAATAAAGAATAGAGGGCAAAATTATTATTCACTACCAGGAATCACAACAATCGTGAGTGTTTCTGGATCAAATGCAATTGTAGAACCTTCTAGCACCAGTATTGGTAAAATTAAAAAAACAAAAATATCTGATATTGGATTCGATTTTTCTTCAGACAATACTGTTAGACCTACAGTATATCTTCCACAAATCATAAAAGTAGATCCTTTGGCATCATTTGCTTCAATTGGAATTTCTTCGGCTGGAAGAGGATATAGTTCTGCACCAAAATTAATTGTTATTGATGGTAAAACTCAAAATGTCATTCCAGAAGTTGATTTGAGATATTCGTTGGGTGATACTCAAGTCACTATTTTAAGAAATACTTTTGGAATTAATAATTCTTTACCGACAATTCTTCCTACAGAAAATACAAATGGTGTTGGTATTAATTCTATTAGTTTTAACAATTCAACTAAAAGTGTAACTGTTAGATTGTCTGTTGGATTTAGTACAGCAAATTCATTCCCATTTCAAGTCAATGACAAAGTTTTAATTGAAAATGTAAGTGTGGGAGTCGGATCTACTGGAAGGGGATATAATTCTAAAGACTATAATTATAATTTATTCACACTTACTTCTGTAACTCCAAATTTGGGTGGAATAGGATCTGTAAGTTATAGTCTTGCCGAATTTTTAGATTCATCAGAAATTCCTGGAAATTATGATTCAACCAATTCGTCTGGAAGAATTATTCCACAAAAATACTTTCCAATTTTCAATCCAATTTTATCTAAAAATAATTTTTTAATCGGTGAAACGACAACATCAGATTCTTCTACAGGAATAGTCGAAAATTGGGATCCAAAAAACAATTTACTCACCGTAAGTTCAAATGATAATTTTTATTCTGGATCTATTATTAAAGGATTTACTTCTAAAACTCAAGGAAATATAACTTCTATTGAAAGAACAGATTCTTTCTTTGAAACGGGAGCAACCTCTAAAGTTGAAAAGGGTTGGCAGATTAATGCAGGATTTCTGAACGATAATTTACAAAAAATACAAGATAGTTTTTATTATCAAAATTTTTCATATTCAATAAAATCAAAAATAGATTATGATACTTGGAATGATGTAGTAAGTACACTGAATCACACTGCAGGATTTAGAAAATTTGCTGATTATCAATTAGAGTCATCTTCTTCACAATCTTTATCTGTAGGAATTTCTACAGATTTAACATCTTTTGAAATTCTGAATAATATTGTGGGTAGTGCGAATTTAAACTGCGTTTATGATTTTGATTTAGTAAAGGAGAATTCTTTACAAATTGGAAATTCGTCATTTTCTGACGAAATTATATTTTCAAGTCGAATTCTTACCGATTATCAAGAATCTGTAGGAAATAGGGTACTTTCGATTGATGATATTAGTTCACAATTTAATAGTAGTCCAAGAGCAACTCGTTATTCAGATATTCATAGATTTAAATTATCAGATGCAAGAGTACAAAAATATTTTATATACACAAAAGATCAAAGGTATACTGACGAAAGACAGTGTGAATTTGTCACACTTTTACATAATGATGCAACTGGATTTTTAAATCAATATGCAAAGGTTTATAGTACTAATGATTTGGGATCATTCGATTTTAGCATTCAAGGAACCGAGGGAATATTAGAATTTTATCCAATAAAATATATCATAAACGATTATAATGTTTCTATTATTGCTTATGATGTAAAAGGCGTTCTGTCTGGTGTTAGCAGTGCTAATTACGGTGGAATTGTAAATATAGTAGGAACAAGTGTATCCTCAGTTTCGGTAGGGTCCACTTGTACAATTGTAAGTATTGCAAATACATATACTTCGGCAAAGGTTTTAGTTGAAATTAGTGCAAGTAATGGGCAATATGAGTTTGATGAGTTGAATATTATTCACGATGGATCAAATATTCAATTTTTAGAATATGGGCAATTAACAAATAATTCTACTCTTCCATATTCAAGTTCTGGACTGGGTACCTACAACCCATATTTTTCTGGTTCAAATCTAATTGTAGATTTTATTCCAAATACTGGATTAGCAGTTACTTGCAACACACTACACATCTCAATTGCAAATACATCATATACTGGTGTAGGAACTTTTAATATGAAGTATTCTTTGTTAGAAGCAAGAACAACTTCAATCGCATCATCAACATCCCCAATTGCAACTCCGGTCGGGCAATATGTCAATATTAATAGCGATAATTTTGATTATGACTGTGCTCACTTCTTGGTTCAAGTATCAGATACCATAAACAATCAGCATCAATTGTCTGAGGTTATAGTTCTTCACAATTCTACAGATACTTTTATTACTGAATTTGCAAATATAGAAACTGCATCTGGACTTGGAACAGTAGGTGTATCTAGAACAGACACATATACAAAAATTACCTTTACTCCGAATCCAAATATTCAAGTTCAGGTAAAATCATTTATGAATGCACTACAAATTACAAATGAAACGAGTGATATTACAGAAATTGATTTAACAAATTCTTCTATAGTCACAGATAACAATACCTATGAAGGAACTGAACGAAGCATAAAGAAAGATTTTAATCTCCAACATAAGACTGATGATATATTCCGGAGAAATTTTGATGGAAGTGATTCTCAGATTGTGAATATATTGAACAATACAATAACAATTCCAAATCATTTTCTGGTAAGTGGAGAAGAAGTTGTATATTCACACGCAGGTGCAGGATCAACTCAGGCAATTGGAATTGCCTCAACTAGTTTTGTTGGAATTGGAACTACTAATAAGTTACCGGCAACAGTTTATGTTGTAAAGGTAAGCAGTAATTTGATCAAATTAGCTTCTAGTGCTCAAAATGCATTAAAATCAATTCCAGAAGTTCTCAATTTTACTTCTGTTGGTATTGGATCTTCTCATACATTTAATGCAACCAACCAAAATGCAAAGGTTATTGTTGCTATTGACAATTTAATCCAATCTCCTGTTGTATCCAGTGCGATTACATCTACATTATCTAAACAACTTTTAATATCCGAAAATACAGCATACTTTACAGGAATCACATCATTTTTTGGTGGAGATTTAATAAAAATTAATGATGAAATTATGAGAATTGATGGTGTGGGAATTGGATCCACAAATACAATTCTTCTTAAGAGACCTTGGTTGGGAACTACTGTTGTAGGGCACTCTACGGGAGCTCTGATTACCAAAGTAGTCGGAAATTACAATATTGTAGACAATACTCTAAACTTCTCCGAAGCTCCATATGGAAATATTCCATTAAGTGCATCTACAAACGAACCGGATGAAATAGATTGGACTGGAATATCGGTATCTTCCACCTTTCAGGGAAGAGTATTCTTAAGATCAGGAACTCCTAATTCTAGTAATGAAACATATTCTAAAAATTATGTTTTTGATGATATTTCCAATAATTTTAATGGTAGTAAAAAGGATTTCACTCTTACTTCCAGTGGATCTAGTGTGACTGGAATTAGTAATGAAAATGCAGTCATTTTAATTAATGATATTTTCCAAGGACCAGGATTAAATGCAGATTATACTTTATCAGAAAATCTAGGAATTACAAGTATTACTTTTACCGGAACAGCATCATCAGTTTCATATGATGTAAATGTTTCAACTCTCCCAAGGGGTGGAATTATTGTATCTGTTGGATCAACTGGAGGGTTTGGATACCAACCACTTGTTTCTGCTGGTGCAACCGTTACAGTTTCTATTGCAGGAACAATTTCTGCAATTAGCATTGGAAATAGTGGTTCTGGATATAGGTCTGGAATACAAACCAGTGTAAGAGTTGGTGTAACAACTTCATCAACAGGATCACCAAACATTCAATATATTGGAACAGCTGCGGTAAGTAATGGAAATATTGTGAGTATTGCAATTACAAATCCAGGAACGGGATATACTTCCACCAATCCACCAGAAGTAATTATTGATTCACCACTCTCATATTCAGACATACCATTAGTTTATAGTGCTTCTTCAGTTTCTGGAAATGGTGGTAATGCAACTGCAAGTATTGTGGTGGGACAAGGTTCAAGTGTAATTGATTTTGAAATTACAAATCTTGGATATGGATATGGTCAGGAACAAATTTTAACTGTTGCAATTGGTGGAACAATAGGAATTCCGACTACAGGGTCTGCTTCTTTTAGAGAATTTCAACTTTCAATTCAAGAAACATACACTGATGAATTTTCTGGATGGTCAATTGGTGAATTACAAATTCTTGATAATTATGATGCATTGTTTGATGGATCTAGAAAAGAATTTCCAATCACAGTTTCTGGAAGTCTTATTTCAATTCGTTCTGCACCAGGATCACCTGTAGATGTTCAGGATGTTTTGTTGATTTTTATTAATGATATTTTACAAATACCTGGAGGTGGTTATATCTTTAATGGTGGAAGTGTTATTACATTTACAGAAGCACCAAAATCGGGAGATACTTCAAAAATACTCTTCTATAAGGGAAGTGGTTCTATTGATGTAATAGAAAGAAATATTTTAGAAACCGTAAAGGAGGGTGATGATTTAACTATTGGTTATGATCCTTCTATTGGACAACCAGCAACTTTCCAAGAAGATGAAAGAACTGTTACTAGTATTACATCCACAAATACTGTTGATACACTTCCATATTTTGGACCTGGCAATACAAATGATTCAAATTTATTAAGACCTGTTGTTTGGTGCCGACAAACCGAAGATAAAATTATTAATGAACAAATAATTGGAAAGAATAGAATTATATATGAACCTCTAATTTATCCAACAGCATATTTAATTCAATCAGTTGGAATTGGATCTACGATCATTTATGTAGATAATATTCGCCCATTCTTTAATCCAATTAATGAAAATAATGTAACTCTAAATTTCCAAAAAAATATTACATTAATTTCTCAAGATGGTAGAGTTGGGGCAACTGCAACTTGTATAGTCTCTTCTGGAGGAACGATTACTTCGATTGTAATTAGTGATGGTGGAGTTGGATATACAACCACACCAATAATATCAATATCTCAACCAATTGGATTTGGAACAACAGCAGCACAAAATACTGCTCTTGCAACTGCAACCATATCTAATGGAATTGTAACAGGAATTGCAGTTACATATAGTGGAATTGGGTACATATCTACTTCTGTTCCACAAGTATTAATTGAACCACCAACATTTGTTTATGAAGATAATGCTGTAATTTCTTATCAAGGAGATTTTGGAATTATATCCGGAATTTCGACAACTTCTGTTGGGGTTGCTTCAACTGGATTAGTATTTGATATGTTAATTTCACCAAATTCATTTTTAAGAAATTCATCAATAACTGGAGTTACAACTATTAGTGGAATTCAAACTGGTTATTATTTTACGATCTATAACTCCAATGTCGGTAGAGGTGTGACTTCACTTAATTCTTTAGGATCAACTGTTGGAATTGGATCAACTTTCTTAGACAATGTGTATCAGGTGGCAGCAGTTTCAATAGCACAAACTTCCACAATTGGTTTTGGAGTCACTTATGTTGCAAAAGTAACAGTAAGTGTCTCTAGTTATAATGGACTATCTGGAATTGGTTATAGCAATTTTTATGGTGAATTTAGTTGGGGAAAAATCAACCTTTCATCTAGATCCAAAGAAAATTTATATAGTGCATACACTAATAATGGATTTACTGGAATTTCAACAGGATCAATTGCATCTAGAAAAATTCCATTAAAATATTTGAACTATATTTCATAAATAGATAAAAACAATGTAAAATGGCAGCAATCATAACTGATCAAATTAGAATATTGAATGCAAAGAATTTTGTTTCTGGAATAAGCACTGGAACAAACTCTTATTATACTTTTATTGGTCTTCCAAATCCAACAGATTTTCAATCAGATTGGGATACAAATCCTCCTTCACCAAAAGACAATTTTAATGAGGAGAATAATTATTGGGATACAATGATTGCATTAAAGAAAATTAATGCAAGTGATGCTCGATTGGTGATTCAAAGAAGATTTTGGTCTTCTGGAACTGTTTATGATATGTATCGTCACGACTATAGTAGTTCAAATACGGCTCCAATATCGGGAGCAACTAACCTATATTCGGCAAATTATTATGTAATCAATAGTGATTATCGTGTTTATATCTGTTTACAGAACGGAATTAGTCCAGATAATCCTACAGGGAAACCATCTCTTGACGAACCAACATTTACAGATTTGGAACCAAGGTCTGCTGGTTCTTCTGGAGATGAATATATATGGAAATACCTTTATACTATCAAACCAAGTGAAATTGTAAAATTTGAATCCACAGATTTTATACCTGTTCCTTCAGATTGGGAAACAAGTTCTGAAAGTGCGGCAGTTAGAAATAATGCAATAGATGGGTCTCTCAAAATTGTAACAATTACAGATAGAGGAGTTGGTTTAGGAACAGCAAATAGAACTTATACAAGAGTTCCCATCAAAGGTGATGGAAGTGGAGCAGAGTGTACGATTGTAGTTGATAATGATCAAAAAGTCCAGTCAATTACAGTATCTAATCAAGGATCTGGATATACTTATGGAAATGTCGATTTGATTTCTGGTGGATTTCCGACAGGAACTACGAGACCCACCTTTGATGTCATTATTCCACCTCAAGGAGGTCACGGATATGACATCTATCGAGAACTCGGTGCAATTAACGTTCTTTTATATTCAAGAATTGAAAATGATGTTCAAAATCCAGATTTTATAACAGGAAATCAAATTGCAAGAATTGGAATTGTTCAGAATCCAAAATCATTTGGATCTACACAAATTATGTCCCTGGACAAGGCAAGTGCAGTTTATGCTCTAAGACTCACAGGAATTGGATATGATTCAGCAACTTTTGTGGCAGATAGTTATATTACTCAGACAATTGGAACTGGTGTTACTGCTGCTGGAAGAGTTATAAATTATGATCAAACAACCGGAGTTTTAAAGTATTGGCAAGATCGGTCAGTTGCAGGATTTAATACAGTCGGAACAGCACAGACCACTCCTCCATATGGATTTAACTTAAATCGTTTTACAAGTTCTCCATCTACGGGTGGAAGTTTGTCAATTATACCAACTAATGGTACTACAACTCTTTCAATTAGTACAACATTTACGGGTATTTCTACTGTAATAAATAATAGAACATATTACTTAGGTCAATCTTTTTCAAATGGTCTGGCAAATCCTGAAGTTAAAAAATATTCTGGCAATATAATTTACGTTGACAATAGACCGTCAATCACCAGATCATCAAATCAAAAAGAAGATATCAAAGTTATTTTGCAATTCTAAGAAATTATGCCTCAACAAACTAATCTCAACGTATCTCCATACTTTGACGATTTTAATTCTGACAACAATTATTCTAAGGTTCTATTTAAACCTGGATATCCCGTACAGGCAAGGGAACTCACAACCTTACAATCAATTTTACAAAATCAGATTGAAAAATTTGGGCAGCATTTTTTCAAAGAGGGTGCAAAAGTTATTCCAGGGAATACTGGATATAATGCACAATATTATGCGGTTGAATTAAATAATTCTTATTTGGGAGTTCCTGTTGAGGCATACGTATCACAACTAATTGGAACAAAAATTACAGGACAAACTTCTGGTGTAACTGCTGTTGTTGATAATGTACTATTTGCAGCAAATTCTGAGAGAGGTAATCTCACTCTTTACGTAAATTATCTTTCTTCAAGTACTGCAAACAATTCTACAAAAACTTTTTCTGATGGAGAGGGACTTCTTGCCGGATCAACAATAAACTCTGGTCTCTTAGGAAATAGTACAATTCAGGCAGGACAAACATTTGCAATTACTCTTGCAAATAATGCAAATTCTATTGGTTCTGCGTTCACTATTACCGAAGGTGTTTATTTTGTAAGGGGACAATTTGTAAGAGTAGCAACAGAAACTCTAATTTTAGATCAATATAGCAATACTTCAAATTATAGAGTTGGATTATTTGTAAATGAAGAAATTATAACACCAGATATTGATGAAGGTCTAAATGATAATTCTCAGGGATTTAATAATTATTCTGCCCCAGGAGCAGATAGATTTAGAATATCAGTATCACTTTTTAAAAAAAGTTTAGACGATTTTAATGATAATAATTTTGTAGAACTTGCATCTGTGAGTGCAGGTGTTTTAAAATCTCAAAAAACCACTACAGATTATAGCAACTTAACAGATGAGTTAGCAAGAAGAACCTATGCAGAATCTGGAGACTATTGTGTAACTCCATTTGATGTATCAGTCAAAGAGTCACTAAATGATCAACTAGGAAATCGTGGTATCTTTAATGTTGGTCAATTTACTTATGGTGGATCAGTTCCGACTGATGATTTAGCAGTTTATCAAATTTCTCCAGGAAAGGCATTTGTTCGTGGATATGAAATTGAAACTATCAGTCCAACATTTCTTGATGTACCAAAACCAAGAACAACAAAAACTTTAGAAAATCAGGCAATTAATTATAATACTGGACCAACTCTAATTTTAAACAGAGTTTATGGATCTCCTGTAATTGGAATTGGAAATACTTATGTATTAAGTTTGAGAAATGAGAGGGTTGGTATTGCAAGCACAACTGCTCCTGGAAAAGAAATTGGTTTATCTAGAATTTATGATTTTAGATTAGAGTCCGGGTCTTATAATGCATCAAATTCAAATATTAATCAGTGGTATATTTCACTATATGATATTCAAACAATTACTGAGATTAGTTTAAACGAACCTATTACTCTTTCTGTTCCAACTTTTATTAAGGGAAATAACAGTGGTGCCACTGCATTCTTAAAAGAATCTGTATCAAATTCTGCACTTTTAACTGTTTATGAAAAAACAGGGGAATTCATAACAAATGAGTCATTTACAATTGATGGAATTGTAAATGGAAGAGTAGCAATTGCAATTACATCATATGGAATTTCTGATGTTAAGTCGGTTTACGGTGTTGTGGGATCTGGATCTACATTTACGGCTGATGTTCTTCAATCAACTGCATTTTTTGTTGGAATTGCTACAATTGCCTCTTTTCAGTATAATTCAAATGTAAGTATTTTAACAACTAATATTACATCAACAGTTGGTGTTGGATCAACTAATATTTTTGTAAACAGCACTTCCGGAGTGTCAGTAGGTAGTTCTATTAGTATAGGTACGTCAATTACAAACGCAGTTGTGACTGGTGTTGGAAATACTTTTGTAACTATTGGTGCTGGAGCAACAATAGGAAATTTACTTAATTTATCAATCAACAATAGTGTGGGTATTGGATCTACTCAATTATTTGTTGCAAGTAGCACAGGAGTTTCTATTGGGGGTTCTTTTAATCTTAATAGGGGAAATTTAATTACAACAATTACTACTGGGCAAACTGTGGGAATTGGGTCAACTCAAATTTTTGTGACAAGTCTTTCTGGAGTTGCCATAGGAAACTCTGTTACTGTAGGAGCAGCACTCACAAATGCACGTATTGTTGGTCTAGGCACAACATCTGTTTTTATTGGAACCGGAAGCACTGCATCAGTATCCATAACCGCAGGAACAGCAGTCACATTCTCTCTTATAAATTATGGGTTATCTGTTGTTAGTTTAGGTTCAACATCTATCTTTATTGGAGCAGGAAATACAATATCTTCTGCAATTGGAATTGGAAGTACTTTGGCATTTACAAACACTTCTTCTCTGATTACGGGAACAGTAGTATCTTTCACAAATCCACTATTTACAAGTGATGTAACATCACCAAATAAATTATTTCCAGGAACAATTGTTAAAAAAGACAATATAGTTTCTTATGGATCAGCAAGTAATAGAGATCCTTTTTATGGAAAAGTTGTATCTGTAGGAGCAACATCAATTCAAATTAGTGGTATTGCAACAGTTACCGGAGTGTGTGATGGAGCGCTTCCAACTGTAACATTATCAGTAACAGATTTGCAAATATTGACCACAAATTTAGAAGATTCCACAGATAACACTCTTTATACAAAACTTCCAAAGAATAATATATCTTCTGTTGATCTTACAAACGCAAGTTTAACGATTAGAAAATCTTATACGGTCAATATTCTAAACAATCAACTTTCAACAGCAGCAGTTGCCGGATCTAACGAAACCTTCTTGCCTTTTGATGAAGAAAGATATTCATTAATTCGGTCTGATGGATCCACAGAAGTTTTGACTTCTGATAAGTTCTCATTCACATCTGGATCAACTCAACTTCAAATTTATAATCTTGGATCAAATAACACTGGTGCAACATTAGTTACGACACTCACAAAAATAAAACCAAAAGCAAAATCAAAACTCAAAAATAGAGTGAATAGTGTTATTGTAGATAAATCAAAATATAATTATTCAGGAATAGGTGGAACTACAATTAATGATGGACTAACTTTTGGAAACTACCCTTATGGCACCAGAGTTCAAGATGAAAATATTTGTTTAAATGTTCCTGATGTGATTGAAATTCATTCAATTTATGAATCATTAGATACAACAGATCCATCAGCACCAACTGCTGTTTTATTCTCAATTACAAGCCCATCCACAACAACTTCTGAGTTGATTATTGGTGAAAAAATCACAGGACAAACAAGTGGTGCAATTGCAATCTGTGCAGAAAAATTAACAAATACTCAAATTTCATTTATATACAAAAATCAAAATACTTTTAAAGAAGGAGAAACATTAGTATTTGAAGAATCAAATATTCGTGCAATCGTAGTAACATTAAATATTGATAGTTTTAATATTTCTTCAAATTATACATTCTCTACTGGGCAAGAAGGCACATTTTATGATTTTGGTGTAATCAATAGAAAATCGGATTCTGATGAACCAACTAAAAGACTAAAAATTTATTTCCAAAGTGGATATTATCAATCTTCAGATGATGGGGATATTACAACAGTAAATTCATACGATACTTTTGATTATAGTAAAGAAATACAAAGTGTGAATGGAATTTCAAATTCAGATATTATTGATATTCGACCAAGAACTTCTTCATATACAGTATCTGAAAACTCCAGATCACCACTAGAATTTTATGGTCGAAATTTTAATGCATCTGGAAATTCTGCAGCAAATGTTCTTGCTTCAGATGAATCTATTCTCACAACTTTTTCTTTCTATTTGGGAAGAATTGATAGAATTTATCTTTCAAAAGATGGTAAATTACAAGTCAAATATGGCAATCCTGCAGAAAGACCAGAAAAACCAGTATCTGTTGATGATGCGATAGAAATTGCTACAGTATTTTTACCAGCATATCTTTATAATGTTTCACAATCTTCCATAGAATTTTTAGATCATAAAAGATATCGAATGGTTGATATTAAACAACTTGAAAATCGTATTAAAAATTTAGAGTATTATACATCTCTTTCACTATTAGAAACAAATACTGCAGGACTTTTTGTTCCTGATTCAAATGGATTGAATAGATTTAAATCTGGATTTTTTGTAGATAATTTTACTTCACTTCTTGCACAAGAAGATGGTGTTTCTTATAAAAATAGTATTGATTTAAGAAATAAGGAATTGAGACCTCAACATTATACAAATTCTGTAGATTTAATTACAGGACCTGTAATTAATGTTGATCCAAATGCCGATCTTCAATTTTCACCTCCAGAAGGGGTCAATATTAGAAAATCTTCAGATATTATTACTTTAGATTATGCAGAACGTGAATGGTTTAAACAAACTTTTGCAACAAGATCTGAAAGTGTGACTCCATTTTTGGTTAGTTTTTGGCAAGGGACTGTGGAACTTACTCCCTCATCTGATACCTGGGTAGACACTACAAGAATCGAAGCAAAAATTATTAACACTGAAGGAAATTATGCAGAAACCCTTGCTACTGCAAGTAGAACTTTAAATGTAGATCCACAGACAGGATTTTCACCAACAATATGGAATTCTTGGGAAACAAATTGGACAGGTCAAGAAGTTACTCAAAACACAAGAGAAAGAACTGAAACTACTACTAGTGGTGGAAGATGGGGTCAAATGGGACTTCGTGGAAATGGTGATTTAACTGGAGGACAATTCATAACCGATACAACGACTACCGTTCTTAGAGATACTCTAAGAGAAGTAAGAGATACTGGAGTTCAGACAAGAACAGGAAATAGAACTATTGTTACTGAGCAATTTGATGCATCATCTGTTGGTGATAGAGTTGTAAGTCGAAATCTCATTTCATTTATGAGGTCAAGAAATATTCAATTCATTTCTAAAAAAATAAAACCACTCACTCAGATGTATGCTTTTTTTGATGGAGTTAATGTCACAAAATATTGTGTTCCAAAACTTTTAGAAATTAATATGATATCTGGTGTCTTTCAAACCGGAGAGACTGTAATTGGATCAATTTCAAATACTGGATTGGGACCAAATAATACAAATACAAACTCAAGAATAACTTTTAGAGTTGCTCAACCAAATCATAAAGAAGGTCCTTACGATGCAGCAGTAACAACTTTTTCGTTGAATCCTTATACAAGTCAAGTTCTTCAAGGAACATATTCATCAACATCAACTATTTTGAATGTTGATACATTTTCACTATCAAATGAACCTCAAGGACAATTTAGTGGAAGAGTTGAAAGTGGAATGGTTCTTATTGGAGGAACAAGTGGGGCCCAAGCAACAATTACAAATGTGAGATTGATTTCTGATTTATCTGCAACTCTAATTGGAAGTTTCAATGTTCCCAATCCAAATATTAATGTTCATCCAAAATTTGAAACAGGATCTAAAGTTTTTACATTGATAAACAATGATTCAAATGATCAAAATGTAGCAACAACAATTGCCGAAGAAGGATTTACTTCGAGTGGAACTTTAGAAACTGTTCAAGAAAATATTATTTCTGTAAGAAATGCACGAATTGAAAATAAACAAGAATTTGAAGACAGGGCAGTTTCAAGGACAACAGGAACACAAGTTATTTCAACACAAGCAGTTTCTCAATCAACCTCACAAAATGTTAATATTGTTTGGTATGATCCATTAGCACAATCATTTTTGGTAGAAGACAGTACAGGAGTGTTTTTAACAAGATGTGATGTATTTTTCAGATCAAAAGATGATACTGATATTCCTGTAACTTTTCAAATCAGAACTATGCAAGGAGGATTTCCAACAAGAAAAGTTCTTCCATTTTCTGAGATTATATTAGAACCAAATCAAGTTTCTACATCAGGTGATGGGTCTGTTGCAACTTCCTTTGTATTTAAGGCACCAGTATATCTTGAAGGGGGACAGGAATATTGCGTTTGTATTGCATCAAATTCCACAAAATATAGTGTGTATATTTGTAGAATTGGTGAAAATGATCTTCTGACACAAACATTTATTTCAAATCAACCAACTTTAGGATCTTTATTTAAATCTCAAAATGCCTCTACTTGGGAACCAAGTCAGTGGGAAGATTTGAAATTCACATTGTACAGAGCTGATTTTATTCAATCTGGATCTGCAGAATTCTATAGTCCAGAACTAACAGAGGGTAACAATCAAATTGCAACTTTACTTCCAGATTCACTAAATCTAAATTCTAGAAAAATTAGAGTGGGATTAGGTACCACAGTACAAGATAGTGGATTAACTCTTGGAAATACTGTTCTTCAGCAGGGAAGTAATGCAACTGGTAATTTTGTTGGAAGTGCAGGAATATCAACAGGAACACTAAGTGTAATTAATGCGGGTATTGGATATACCCCATCATCAGGGTCTGCTACTTATAGTTCTGTAACTTTAAATACAATAACCGGAAGTGGTCAAGGAGCAACTGCAAATATAACAATATCAAATGGTTCAGTTGTATCCACTGGAGTTACAATTGCATCTGGTGGGTCTGGTTATCAAGTTGGTGACGTTCTTGGAATTACAACGATTGGAAGTCTTACAATTGGACAAAACGCAAGATTCTCTGTTGGCATTATTACAGCAGTTAATCAATTAATTCTTGATAATGTTCAAGGAGATTTTGTAACTGGTGTTGGTAAAACCATTCAATACATTAATAACTCCGGTCTTACAACAACACTAAATTCCTCTTATGGTGGAAATGTTACAATTTCTACGATTAATGTAGTAAGCGATGGTTTGAGTATTGTAGTGAATCATAAGAATCACGGAATGTATTCAAATACAAATCTGGTATCTATTTCTGGAGCAATTTCTGATGTAAAACCAACAAAATTAACATCAGGATATACTTTTGATTCTACATCAGCAATTCTTGTTGACGATTCTTCTACATTCTCAACTTTTGAAAATGTTGGTGTCGGAACAACAAATCCAGGATATCTTTTGATTGGAAATGAAATTATTTCTTACACATCAACTTCTTCTGGTTCAATTGGTGGACAAATTGTAAGAGGTTCAAATCCAATTAACTATGTAACTGGCACACCAGTTTATAAGTATGAGTTGAGTGGAGTTTCTCTAAGAAGAATTAATAAAACTCACAATTTATCAGATGTAACTGCAGCAGATTCAATTTCTTTTGATTCTTATACAATCAAATTGAACACATCATCAAATACTGGAATAGCAAGAAGTACATCATCTGGATATCCGACTCTTTATTTAAATCAAACAAAATCAGCAGGTGGTTATAATATAAAGGCATCTCAAAATATGCCCTTTGAAATCATTACTCCAATGGTGCAAAACGTTACTGTGACCGGAACTTCACTCAGTTCAGAAATCAGAACAATATCTGCATCCAGTATTAGTGGAAATGAAATTCCATTTATTGATACTGGATTTGATAATATTACATTAAATCAAGTAAATTATCTTGATAGTCCGAGAATGATTGCTTCTAAAGTGAATGAGACTCAATACCTTTCAACACTCCCTGGTAGTAAGTCAATGAATTTGAGAGTTTTCTTAAACACAATTGATAGTAGATTAAGTCCAGTTATTGATACTCAAAGAGTAAGTGTGATATTAACTTCAAATAGAGTTAATAGTGTGATTACAAATTATGCAGAAGATTCAAGAGTTAATAGTATTTTTGATGATCCAACTGCATTCCAATATCTTTCAAAAGAAATTACTCTTGAAAATCCAGGAACATCGATTAAAATATTACTCAGTGCATATAACAATCTTTATTCAGATATTCGTGCATTTTATGCAATCAGTGAAAATCAAAACTTCAATGCAATTTTTGTTCCATTTCCTGGATACGAAAATCTTAATAGTAGAGGACAAATAATTGATATTCAAAATAATAATGGTCATCCAGATGCTTTTGTTCCATTAACATCAAATACTGGATTTTCACTGACTGATGTTTCATTTGCCGAATATACATTTACTGCAGATCAATTACCAGCATTTAGATCATATCGGATCAAAATCATTATGACTTCTACAAGTCAGGTATATGTTCCAAGATTGAAAGATCTGAGAGTAATTGCATTGGCATAATATGGAATATGCAAAGGTTGAAGGACATTCTCACCTTGTACGTGATTCAAAGACAAATTCAATTATTAATACAAATATGGTAGAATATCAAGAGTATTTAAATAGACGTAATGTAAAGGTAGATGAGAATCAAAAGATACAACATCTGGAATCCGATGTTGCTAATATAAAAGATGATCTCAGTGAAATAAAATCTTTATTAAGGAGTTTAGTCAATGAATCCCGATGAAATTAAACTTGAAAATTTAAGTAAAAATTTTGAATACTTTAAAATAAGCACAGAAATAGATAGTATTAATGATATTGAAACTGCAAAAGATTTTGCAAAATGTTATTGTAAATTGTATTTGAAACAGCAAGAGGTTCTTTCATCTTTAGGTTCTATCAAATAATAACTATAGATATAAAGACATTGCTATAAATATTTAAAAAAGAGCAAAAAATAAATGGCACAACCATCATCAAGACAAGGTTTGATAGATTACTGCAAAAGAAAACTGGGAGCACCAGTTCTAGAAATTAACGTTGCAGATGAACAAATTGATGATTTGGTTGATGATGCTCTTCAATTTTTTAATGAAAGACACTTTGACGGAGTAACTCAAATATACTTAAAGTACCAAATTACTCAAGGAGATATTGATCGTGGTAGAGCCCCTGCAGGAAATAGTACGACTGCGGGAATAGTTACCACGACAGCATCTGCAACTATAGTTGGAACCGCAACAACTTTTACATATCGAGAAAATAGTAATTATCTACAAATACCTTCATCAATTATTGGAATTAATAAAATTTTTAAATTTGATGGATCCAATACTGCTACAAATAATATGTTCAGTGTAAAATATCAATTATTTTTGAATGATATTTACTACTGGGGTTCAACTGAACTTTTATCATATGCAATGGTAAAAACTTATTTGGAAGATATTGATTTTCTTCTCAATACAGAAAAACAAATCAGATTCAATCAGAGAATGGATAGGTTATATTTAGATATTGACTGGGCAAGTGTAAATGTTGGAGATTATTTGGTAATTGATTGTTGGAGACTTCTTGATCCAAATGATTTTTCAAGAGTCTGGAATGATTCATTCTTAAAACCATATTTAACATCACTTATCAAACGTCAATGGGGACAAAATTTAATCAAATTTCAAGGTCTCAAACTGCCCGGTGGTGTTGAATTGAATGGTAGACAAATTTATGACGATGCTCAAAAAGAAATTGATGTGATTATGGAAAGAATGTCAAATACTTATGAGTTACCTCCTCTCGATATGATAGGATAATCAGATGCTCAATCCATTTTTTCTGCAAGGATCTGCAAGTGAAAAAAACTTAATGCAAGATTTGATTAATGAATCAATTCAAATTTATGGTGTTGAGGTTCATTATTTGCCCAGAAAATATATTACAGAAAAAACAGTCTTAAGAGAAGTTATTGAATCCGTTTTTGATAATGCATATCCAATTGAAGCATACATTAGTAGTTATGATGGATATGGAGATAATCCTACAATACTTTCTAAATTTGGAATTCAAAATTTAAATGAATTGACTTTAGAAATTTCCAGAGAAAGATTTGAAACTTATATTTCACCATTAATAAAAAATTTGAGCAATATCAAATTATCAAATCGACCTAAAGAAGGAGATTTGATATATTTCCCTCTCGGGGATCGTTTATTTGAAATCAAATATGTAGAGCACGAAAAACCATTTTATCAATTACAAGGAAATTACACATATCAATTAACTTGTGAACTCTTTCAATATGAGGATGAGGTTATTGATACTGGAGTTGGTGAAATTGATGATACTATAGGAGGATCTGATGATAATGATCCAGATAATTCTTTCGTTCCTATTGGACCAATTCAAACACTAACTCTTGTTGGAACTGGAGTAACTGCAACTGCAATAACAAACATTGTGTCTGGAGGAATTCGATTCTTTACTGTTACAAATAGAGGAGGTGGTTATTCAAGTGCTCCTAGAGTTGCAATATCATCCGCACCATCAGGAGGAATGACTGGTATTGGGTCTGCAACAATGATTGGAGGAATTGTTGTCTGTACAGATAATACAAATCCAAATTTAAAATCCGTTCAATCCGTTGAGGTTATCAATTCTGGTTTTGGTTATACAATAGCACCAAAAGTTGCATTTTTTGGAGATGGTGCAGGAGCAGCAGCAACTTGTACGATTGGTAGTGGTGTAGTTGGCATTATTACCATTACAAGTGGTGGTTCTGGATATGTGGACACACCCACGATTACATTTACTGGTATTTCAACCGTCTCTGCTGCTGCAACTGCCGTAGTAAGTTCTGCAGGAACGATTACTCAAATTCGCATCATAAATGCAGGATTGGGATACACATTATCTCCTACCATTACAATTGGAAATCCATCATTAACTTCTACTGGAAACTTTATTTTTAATGAGGTTGTTATTGGATCTGCAAGTTCAACGACAGCACGAGTCAAATCTTGGAGTTCTGTAACGAATATACTTGAAGTATCAAATGTTACTGGTGAATTTGAAGTTGGGGAAAATATTGTAGGTTCTGCCTCAAGTTCTTCCCACAAACTTCGTTTGATTAATGTTTACCCACCAGATAATGGTTATTCTTCAAATAAAGAAATAGAGAATGAAGCAGATCAAATTATAGATTTTAGTGAAAGAAATCCGTTTGGTGTCCCATAAATTATCAGATGGTTAAATAGTACTATATGTTACTTATCATATGTTTGAGTATTTTTACCACCAAATCTTAAGAAAAACTGTTATTGCATTTGGTTCTCTCTTTAATGATATTACAATTAAACACACAAATTCTGCAAATGAAATTGTAAGTGTTATAAAAGTTCCTCTTGCATATGGACCAACGCAAAAGTTTTTGGCAAGATTAGAGCAGTCTCCAGATTTAAGTAATCCAATTCAAATTACATTACCAAGAATGTCTTTTGAGTTTACTGGATTGACATATGATACTGCTAGAAAATTAACTACGACACAAACATTTTTATCAAAATCCGTTACTGACGGAACTGAAACTAAAAAAACTTATATGCCAGTTCCATATAATTTACAATTTGAACTGTCTATAATGTCAAAGTTGAATGATGATGCTCTTCAAATCATCGAACAAATTCTACCATATTTTCAACCATCATATAATCTTACAGTTGAACTTGTTGATGAAATTAATGAAAAAAGAGACATTCCAATTATTCTTGAAAATGTTACGATGCAAGATGAGTATGAGGGAAATTTTGATAAAAGAAGAGTCTTAATTTATACTTTGAGATTTACTGCAAAGTTATATCTTTTTGGACCAACTTCAACAGTAACAAAAGATATTGTCAAGAAAGTATCCATCAATTACATTACTGGAGATACTACAAATACTCCCAAGAGGGAAGTTGTATATTCTGCAGAACCGAGAGCTATCAAAAATTATACTGGTACTGTGATTACAAATATTGCAAATGATATTACAACCGAAGATGTTTTGATTACTGTAAATAATGCATCTTCTATTTCTGTAAATACTTATCTTGATATTGAGGGTGAAGAAGTATATGTAAAATTGAAATCTGGTAATGTTCTTACTGTGGAAAGAGGAAGAGATGATACAACAATTACATCTCATCTTGCTGGTGCCCAGGTCAAATCAATCACAAGTGCCGATGATTTATTAATAGAAGAGGGGGATGATTTTGGATTTAGTGGATCTACAACGTCACCATAATGACAGAGAAGAATGAATCAAAAAAATTTGATAAATTAAATGAAACTTTTAATGTTTCGGGAGAGGTAGTGGAAACTGAAATTATAAAAGAAACTCACGAAAATAAAATTGGTGAGATTTCGAATTCAATTCAAGATATTAAAAAAGATTATGAATATACAAGAGGAAATTTATATTCTTTAATTGAGAAGGGTCAGGAAGCAATTAATGGAATTCTTCAGTTAGCTCAAGAAAGTGAAATGCCTCGTGCATATGAAGTTGCCGGACAATTAATTAAAAATGTGGCAGATGCAACCGATAAATTAATGGACCTACAAAAGAAACTCAAAAATATTGAGGAAGACAAACAACCTCGTGGACCAACAAACGTCACAAATGCATTATTTGTGGGGTCAACAGCAGAATTGGCAAAACTTTTAAAAAAACAATCTACTGAAGAAAATGTTTAAGAGTTTAAAAAAAACTCATAATAAATATAAAAAAGGATATTGATCAATAAATGGACGCATATAAAAAGTTTACTCATAAAACTCCACATTTAAAGGGTAAACAACATCAATTAGATCCCAATATAGACCTAAAGCAATTGGTTCATCACGCAACAGTTCAGTATGTTGATCGGGATGCTGATGGTGATGTTGATGTTTATGACAATCCAAAGAAAAAAACACCAGATGAAAATCCAATTGGAGTTGATTTTGGCAATCTTTCAAAAAAATTAATTGCAAAACAAAAGGGAGAAATTAAACATACTAAAAGAGGTATGGCATACGAAGAAGTGGAGGAAAAAAGGTATTGCCCTCTTTGTGATAAAAGAGAGACACGTTCAGAATGTTCTTATGGCGAAAAGGCATGGGATAAAGTTTCCGTGAAAGACCATGAGTATTCTATGGCTCGTTCTGAACTCTCTACAGTTATGAATGCTGTTAAGAGACTTCAGAAAAAAATGAGTAAGGGAGAAGGAAATGTTGAGGCATGGGTCCAATCAAAAATTACAAAGGCAGCAGATTATCTTGATTCTGCGGCAGATTATATTGATAGTGGTGAAATGGATGAAGCAGCAAATCCTGCTCAACAAGCAGCAATTGCAATTAATATGAAAAAGAAAGGTATAAAACCAAAATCAGAAGTTGATGAAGCATGTTGGGTTGGATATAAACAAGAAGGGTTAAAGAAAAAAGGAAAGAAAATGGTTCCAAATTGTGTTCCAGAAGAAACAGAAATTCAAGAGGCATCAAAGTCAGGAGATGCTTCTCTTCACGATTGGTTTGCAAAAAGCAAATCTTCTGATGGAAAACCTGGATGGGTCCAGTTAGGAGGAAAATATGCAGGAAAACCTTGTGCAAAACAACCAGGGCAAACTACTAAACCAAAATGTGGTAGTTCAAAAATGGCAGCAGAAATGTCTCCAGAAGAAGAAGAAAGAGCGGCAGAAAGAAAAAGAAGAGAAGATCCAAATCCAGATAGAAAAGGTAAGGCAATAAATGTTGCAACAGAAGAGTATGTAGAGGAAGATGCATGTAAAACAAAAGTTAAATCAAGGTATAAAGTCTGGCCTTCTGCATATGCATCAGGAGCACTTGTAAAATGTCGTAAAGTAGGTGCCGCAAACTGGGGAAATAGCAGTAAAAATGAAGAGATTGTTTATGAAGGTGATTATTGGCATCCAGATCCAGAAATAGATAGAAAACTTGGTGGTCCTGGACCAAATCAACGTGCTCGTGAAGATCATCCTCAACCAAAATCAGATCCAAAGAAATTGCGTAAGGGTGAATCTTATATCGATTGGAATAAACGTCAAAGAGGTCTCAAGAATTCTTATGAACCAGATGGTGAATTGATTGATGAGTCAACTCGTTTACAAGCAGAAACAGGAAACATTCTTGCTGTAATTTTAAACTGGAGAGGAAAGACATATTCAATTAGAATGTTCTTTCCACAAATTGGAATGCCCAGCAGGAAAGATGTTACGACAGAGATACAAAAAATTTATCCAGGTTCTCAAGTTCTTCAATATAAAATTTCAACAATTGAACCAGGAATGCCACTGATTCAAGTTGTAAATTCAAAATCAAAAAACTATTTACTCAATTCTAAAACAATTGGTGAAGAAGTTGAGATTGAAGAAGATTGGCAGAAAGAAAATCGTAAAGACAAAACTGATGGGTTAAGTCAAAAAGCAGTGAATGCATATCGCAGGGAAAATCCGGGTTCAAATCTTCAGACAGCAGTAACAGAAAAGAAACCAACTGGTAAAAGAGCATCACGTAGAAAAAACTTTTGTAGTCGTATGTCAGGAATGAAGTCAAAACTTACTTCTGCAAAAACTGCACGAGATCCAGATTCAAGAATAAATAAAGCACTTCGTCGTTGGAACTGCAACTAATATATGAGTGCTGACATTTATCTTGGTAATCCTTTACTTAAAAAGGCAAATACACCAATTGAATTTACAGAAGATCAAATTCTTGAATTTATAAAGTGTAAGGAAGATCCTGTATTTTTTGCAAAAAATTATGTAAAGATTGTGACTTTGGATCACGGATTACAACCATTTAAGATGTATCCGTTTCAAGAAAAACTTGTTGAAAGATTTCATAAGAATAGATTTAATATTTGTAAGATGCCTCGGCAGACTGGTAAGAGTACCACTGTCGTATCATATCTTCTTCATTATGCAGTATTTAATGATAATGTAAACATAGGTATTCTTGCAAACAAGGCAGCAACGGCAAGAGAACTTTTAGATCGTCTTCAAACGGCATACGAAAATCTTCCAAAGTGGATGCAACAAGGAATTATTTCTTGGAACAAAGGTTCTCTTGAATTAGAGAACGGATCTAAAATTTTAGCAGCATCCACTTCGGCATCTGCTGTTCGTGGTATGTCTTTCAATATCTTGTTCTTGGACGAATTTGCGTTCGTCCCAAATCACATTGCAGATTCATTCTTTGCATCGGTATATCCAACAATTACTGCAGGTAAAAATACAAAGGTAATTATTGTATCTACACCACACGGTATGAATCATTTCTACCGTATGTGGCACGATGCAGAGAAAGGAAAAAACGAATACATTTTTACGGATGTTCACTGGAGTGAAGTTCCTGGTAGAGATTCTGCCTGGAAGGCACAGACAATTGCTAACACTAGTGAACAGCAATTCAAAGTTGAATTTGAGTGT